CGTATTGGTTCGTTTGAACACCTGAACGACCCTGTGCAAGCAAACGCTCTTCTAAAGCTGCTCTTTGACGCTGTTCCTCAGGAAGCATAGCGGCTCGCATACGCTCATAAATAGCTTGCTCTCTTTCCCCAGTGCCCTGCATAGCTTGGTCGTAAAAACCACCAGCACCTCCAAACAGCTTATTAGCCATTGCCTGCTGTTCGCGAGACAATGAATAAGTAGTTCCTGTAGGTCCAGCACTAATACCACCAATGCCAGAACTAACAGTAAAAGGCTGAAACGAGACATTTGGAGAAGTAATTTGAGGAAGCGGCGTTGTGAACAGATCATCAATTTGATCTGGGACCAGCCCCCCAATAAGATCGCTTAACCACCCCATAGCAGAGTACCTCTAATATTGTTTATATAAATGTTCATAACAGTCTACCTATAAGCGCTAATACGTTTATTTCTTGAAGAGACAAAGCCGCTCCGTTAATTTCTGACTCGACACCTATTGTAATTAAGCTGCCACCGCCTGTTGTGTTAATAGAAACCCTAGATGTAAACTCTCCACCAGTAAACTCTGCAACAGTAAACTCTGCTAGACCGCCTGTAATTGGATCTCCTGCGTCGTCTACTGGATTAGAAAAGTAGCTAGGAACCTGATTGCCTATTGTTACGTCAAAGTTTTTATAGGACGAATCAAAATCATAAGCCCACTTTACTACCGCTAACTGGTTGTTTCCTCCAACAAACGTAGGTCTTAATTTTTTAAGCATCTTTATTTTTGATGAGTCACCAAAAGTTAACTTAGGACTATAGTACTTAAAAATATAACTATATCCGTTGTCAGAGTATCCTGAGTATTCTCCTACACCGTACTGACTTCCTATTAAAAGAGTTCCGTCATTTTTAGCGTAATAAGACTTAAAAGGAGTAGAAGTCCATCTAGTAACCCTGTAAGTGTTATTTTCAAGTTTTCCTTTTAGATCAAAACAGTAAGTTGTAGAAGTATCTGGAAACGTAATTAAGTAAAAAGAGTTTTCAGCGCTGTATACAGACGCTGTAGGCACAGTACGATTATTAAGAACATTTATCAATTCTGTTTTTATATTTAAACTTAAATCAGACATTGGTAAAGATTTTTCTTGTATAACTCTGCCAAAGCTGCGTAGTCCCGACGGAGACATAAATAAAACATCTGTTCCAATGTGTTGTACTGAGTTTCTACAAATACACCCAACACCCGCTATTGTGTCTTGGAGCGTCATATTAGCGGGACTAAAGGCGTTTGCGTACACTAAAATGCTGTGTTTGCCTAACACAATCAAAGAGTTGTTGTGAGCAACCAGCGCTCTTACTTCATCTTTTCCGTCAGGCCACGCTTTAGAAACATCAATAGATCCGCTAGATCCTCCAGTGAAGTCTGTTCCAATGAGCAGATCAGACCAATAAATAACTTGGGCCGTAGCGTTGCTATCTACAATCCACAGTCTTCCGTAAGCTGCAAGTGCTTCGTGACAGTATAAGTTAGTGTTAGTAGTAGTCCCTGTGGCAGTACCAAAAGTCCTTAGGCCGTTTGTGGCATCGTACACAAGAGGCTCGTGTCCACGCTGGAAAAAGTAAGCCTTATTATTAAAGTTTACAATTTTCCAGTTATTTGCTGTAGGCGTATATCCAATAGGAGTTGTGGCGTCAACCAGAGTGGTTGTACCTGTCAGTATCTTATTGTTGCCTGTGCTAAATACTACTTCAGTTCCTACATCGTCGTAAAAGAAATGCACTTTATGTAGATAGTCATTTCCTAGTGCGGGTGCTACCCTTCCTAGTTCTGTTATATCTGTAGTATATACAGAAAGGCCTTTGCGAGCAGCAATACGACCACTCTTGTCAATTACGGCGTTGTCTGCAACTTCAGCAAAAGAAACGTCCTGACCAATAGGCGAATCTTCTGTGTTAACCCCTTTAAACGCAGGAGCAACTAGATTAATGCTTTGTAAGGGCTGGGCCATACTCTAAATTCCTTAAGGAGTGTGCCAAATAACTTCTTCTGGGTGCTTTTGTGCGTCCAGAGCAATAGCATCAGATAAGTACTTATCAGCTATAGCAAAGTACTCAGGCGCTGATGTTCCTCCTGTTTCTCCACGCTCACGCGCCAATAAAGCAACTGCCATGTGAATCACAGGCTGGCTAGGAATAATAAGCTGATCTGCGTCTTCAGAAAGCTCCTTGGGACGAATAGTGGCTCCCAAAGAGTCAGTTATTGTTCCTCTTTGTATTACGTTAAATCGTAAAACAACACCTGACGTATCTGGCTTTGGGTACAAGTCAATCTGAGTGTCTCCGTCAGAATTAACCCCGTTAAATGTGTAGTACCTAGGAGATCCAGTCTGAGGGGTTGACATCATATATTTCTGGTCGAACCAAATAGGAGTCTGGTACTGAAGCTCCCAATTATCAGTGTCGTTGTACGCGTGTAAAACCTTAAGTTCGTTACCTGCGCCTGTCATAGCGTAGTTAAAAACGTCAGCCGTTGTTTCAACAGTTAACGTGGCTCGTAACGCAGACCAATCCCAAGCATCTTCAACTGCTTTTTTTGCGTCGTTAACAAAAGCACCCACTAATTTGCTGTACTTATTAGCAGATACACTAGCAACCTCATCTTCTCTGAGGCGCTTAAGTACGTTATTTACTAAGTTTAAATATGTCATTATGATCTACCGCCTCTAGAACCAGTAAATATTCCAGCCAAGAAGTCTGTTATAGGAAACTCAGACTTACTTAAAAGTTGCGGGTCGGCTGATATTCCTAACGGGCTAATATCAAACAAACCGCCACCGCCGCCGCCAGAGCCGCCCCCGCCACCACCAGAGCTGTCTTCAGTATCATCAGTAGTTGCAGCCTCGCATTCTTCTGCTGTAGCGCAAGAACCCGTAGCTGCACAATATTCTTGACCCTCAGGACACGTAGTACACTCTTCAGGATAAGCGGCAGCGTACTCTTCACAGCTACAGTCATTACACTCTGGAGGAGCTTGAATACACTGGTCAAAGCCATCAGGATCTTCTATAAATCCGGGCTTACACTCTCCACAAGAACCATCGTCATTAGTTACCCTGTCTTGCTGGTCACATTCAAACGTGTTTTGTGAGCACTCTCCATTTACTAATGATTGACCTTGTGGACACTCATCACAGTTAGGATAGTTTGTAGCACCGTTAGTACATTCTTCTGGTTGGCCTACGCACTGCCCATTTACTAATGATTGACCTTGTGGACATTGGTCACAGTTAGGATAGTTTTCAGCACCGTTAGTACATTCTTCTGGTGGCCTGTAATCTGAACAGTTGGCTCCATATACGCCATTTATAGTTTCTTTTGGGACTCCTTCAGGACACCAATCAGCAGAACACTGTCTGTCCCAAGTCTGCGTGTCAAAACTGTATCCTTCAGGCCTGCCTGCAGCGCAGTTATTAGGGTCGTTTGGATCAATCAGAGGGTTTTCACAGTTGCCTCCTTGGTGCTGGTCAGGGGTTGAGCCATCTGCACACTCTCTGCAAGTTCCGGGGTCTACTGCTCCGTTGTTACATGGTTGTTCTTCAGGAGGTCCGCAGTATCCGTCTGGTCCTACAACGTGGTTAAGGTTTACACAAGTTTCTTCACACTCTTCTGTTATTTCATTATATACTCTGCCCTGTTCGTCGCATAGTTGTTCTTCTGGAGTTAAAGGAGGCTCATACTCTTCGCAGTTAGTGCCTTCTGGATTATTTTTCGGAGTAGTACCGTCTTCACAGTAACCGTCAGGAGCGGGATCTTTACACTCTGGACTTGTAGAAGGAATATTTGAATCATGTTCGCAAGCATCAATACAGTCCGCTTCTGAAGTTGCTCCACCATCAGGACTAAATTTACCTATTGAAGCGCAGTCAAAAGTCTCTTCTGGCCCTAAACCAATAGTACCATCATCGTCAATATCTGCGTCAAATATTTTTTCTATTTCTTTTAATACGTCATCACCATAAGAACCGCCAATGATGATAGCTTTAACCCAATCTGGCAAGCCACCAGACTGAGTAGGATCTACAGCGCCCTCGCCAAAGATATCTTTAATTTGGTCAAAAACATCTTGAGCACACTCTACAGGATTTTCGGCGCAATCTTTTACATCTTTTATGGCATCGCTTATAGCTGTTCCTGTTTTATTATAAATATCTGTAGTAGCGTTGCCGATCCCGCCCGTAATAACATCAATGACGCTCTGTTCCTCTAGACAATCAGATGCGCTTTTATCTTGTACCCCGTCACCGTTAGGGTCCATGCAGTTCTTCAGAATGTCTTCAGCCGCGTCTTTCCAAGGGCCTGTGATTGTATCAAAAATATCTCCAATTGTAGGCAACTCAAAGATGCCGGGAAGCGGGAGCCAATCAGGAATAGGTAAATTGATTCCTTTTCCGATTACCTTGATGTGCCTGATGATTCCGTCCCAAAGACCACCATATCCGGGAAGGTCTTCAAAATCAACCGTACCGCCTAAAATACCATCGCCTAGTGCTGCGTCTTTTACTGCATCTCTAGCCCAATCATCAATAGTCGGAGCAGTCAAAAAAGCAGCTGCGCTTGGGGCATTTAAAATAAAAGAGTTTGAAGTAATCCCTGAGTTTTCGTACTTATCAAAAAACTCTTGTATCCGCTGTGCATCGCCTGTTTCAAAAATTGCGCCAATGCGGCTTAAAAACCCGCCGTACTGTATGTTTTCAAACTGGTTCTGTAAAGTATTTTCAACATAAGCATCAAAAGGATATCCACTCTCTTGTATATCACTAATAAAAGTGTCGTAATCAATAACACCGTCAGAAACTTCTTTTAGTTTTTGCGTGTAAAACTGAAGCATCTTGGCTTGTGCTAAATCTTGGGCGTCATCATCTTCATAGAATTCCGAACTAAGCGCGTCCTGAAGATACCGCCAAAAACTATAGCTGGGGGTAATAGTGATTGAACAGCCATCAACCAGACAGGTAATACCTACTCCAAAATCATTTGCTGGCATCTATTTCTTCCCCTTCAATGCAAGTAACTTATCAGCGCCACGAATACCAAAGGACGCACTGACAGCCATAAACAGCAAGTACTGATACCAGTCAGGCAAGCGTCCTAACTCTGTAAACGCAAAGCCAATGCGCTCGATAATCTCAAGATCATTCATGCCTATGCCCCACATAAGAGCCACTACGGGCGCACTTAGCAACAAAGTAAACCACTCGTCCTTCCACGAAGTAGCACTAGCTTGCGCCATAAGCTGCTCCCAAGATGCAGTGTTCTTAATAACTTCCATCTTGGCTGTATGCACAGCAGCTTTTTCTTCAGCCTTGTTCTTAAGAACCTGACCAAGAAGGCTAGTAATTGGCGATATAAGTGCCTGCCACATATTAACCAGCACTCACCTTAAGAGTTCCGTTTTGGTTCCATAGTTGACCGGCGTTAAAAGGATCCGATGTAGGAAGATTACTCATCACAATTACATCTCCTTTTATTTCAACGTCTCCTGTATGTTCTACAACAATTCCTTTACTTGTTTCGTTCTGAATGTACACCTTGCCTGCGGTTGAAGGTCCATCAGGATCTAGAGGATCAACTGCAAAAGAAGCAGCCGTTCCTGTATATATTCTAATTGTGCCGCTTGTTGCTTGCGACGCGTTGTTTGAAACGGCGGTTCCGGTATTGATAGTAACAGCGCCTGATGTAGCCGTTCCAGAGTTATTGGTAGCACCGTTAGAAGCAAAATTTACAGAATCTGTAAGAGAATTAGTTTGCGTTAAATCGTCATCGCCTTTAAATTCAGAAGCGTAAAAACCAGTTGTTGCTCTTGCGCGTCCAGTGACTGACAGTCCAGCATAGTCTACAGCAGAACCGCCAATTCCAACGAGATTACTAGAGCTTATATCTATAGCTGTTCCTGACGTAGAAGCAGAAGTAATTCCAGCAACACCGGAAGCTGCTATTCCGCTGTCTACGTATGCTTTAATAGACTCAGAAGTAGCTAGTGTTGTTGCTGAAGCAGTAGCAAAAGTATCGTCGTCTAATACAGCAGTTCCACTAACTCCTGTTTCTAAAATAGCGCTAGTTAGCGTTACAGTCCCTGTTGCTGTTAAGTCAGTAAAAGATCCAGTAGAGGGCGTAGTAGCACCAACTGTTGTTTCGTCAATAGTGCCGCCGTTAATAGCAGTGGTTGTTAAAACAGAACTGTCTAAAGTAATAATTCCTGTAGAATCTGCAATAGTAGCAGACGCAGTTCCATCCTTTGCTTTTATGTTAGTAACTTCAATATTAGTCGTATCAACGGTAGTCGCGTTTGCGGTTGTAAAAGTACCTTCTGCTGCCGTGGTTCCTCCGATTACGGAGTCATCAATAGCTCCTCCGTTAATGTCAACAGTAGTCGCTGTCAGAGTAGTAAACGTTCCAGCTAGAGGTATAGTGCTTCCTATGACAGTGTTGTCAATAACACCACCGTTGAGGTCCACAGACGCGATTGTTGTAGTACCCGTGTGGTTTCCGTTGTTTAAATTTGCTTTAGAGTTAACTGCAGTAGCGATTCTGTCAAACTCTACTTCAAATTCAGCTCCACGGATGACTTTTCCAGCATCACCCGCAGGAAGTGTATCTTTATCCGCAAAATCAGTTAACTTAATATAATCAGTCATCTGTATTATCCTACCTTATTAAATATCCGACAATAGAAGCCGCTGTAGCAACAATTAACCAAAACAGCCTTTCGCCTGCTTTTACTGATTGAGAATTAGAAAGTACATCATTGGTTAATTCTCGTATGTCGTCTTCTTGATCGTCTAGTCGCTTCTCGTGTCTATCCATTCGTTTGAACACAGATAGCATCTGTTCTTCAACACGAGCAATTTGAGATACCGCTTCAGTCAATTTATCTAGCTTTTGCTCAATGCGATCCAGTCTGTGTTCGTCTACCATCACGATTTACAACCTTATTCTGCTGGGGAGTCTTCTTGCGCTAATGCAGCGTCACGCTCTTTTGCTAGATGGATGTACAGGCTATA